CTTTCGGACAACCTTTATCGCAAGTATAGAAACTTTGTGCCTAAATACGATAGCTGGGTATGGACTGTAACGCCCTATAGCTGTGCCCCTGGGGACGCCAACAACGAGCGCATTGTGAATACCTCGGGAGCGTTGGACAGCAACTACGCGTACCTTGCTTACGGAGTCGCCCCCGCTTGTATTTTCAATCCTTCAATCTTTGAGTAATCCGCGCTGTTAGGCGCATGAGAGACGATATTACAAGAACATAGAAAGTCAGATGTAAAGGCGAAAAGCGATTGCCACGGCGGCTGCCTATTTTGCAAATACTTTGAGCGTTGCTGCTCGGAATTGGAGAAACAAAATGAAGCTTAAACAAATTGAGGCAATATTGAAAGCCGAGAAAACTATCATCGTTTCCGAAACGGCTGCTTGCCAATGGATTGGAAATGGTGCGACGTTTTACCCTGTGTATAATTTACCAAAGCTAACTCAAAATAACATATTTACTATGTTTGACATTGCAGAGGACAAGCGAAAAAATTTTTACTTTGAGGAGCGGGCGTTGCCTTCTTATTTTAATTTTAACAATATCGACGAATGCGAACAAATACTCGATAGAGGCGCTATTACCTTTAATGCAGATGGCAGAACACTTGAGCCGCTCAAGACCTCGCGTGGTATAGCTTTTATAAATGCTAAGTACCTAAAACCTTTTGCAGGCTCCGAGACAGGTTATGAGCTGTACGAACGCACCGACGAACTCGGCAGACCATACGTTGTTGTTAAGAGCGGCTTTATGTTAATTGGCGTTATTTCTCCTTACGATTTGATAAGCGAGGGCTTTATAGATACTATCGAAACAATATTAGATCTCTCTCGAGTTGCACTATCCAACAAACACCGAATAAACAACGATAGTAAGTACAAACAAATAGAACTCGGTGAGGTGATAAAGTAAATGAGCAATGGAGTAATTATTACACTTATTATTTGTGCTACGCTTGTAACTCTGGCACTTATCAATAACAAAAAGAGTTGAGGAGATTACAGTTTATGATACCCCAAACAAAAAAACGGCGCTGTAAGAAAGCAGAGCGGCAAATTATTGCCTTTATTATGTGCGTGCTGCTTGTAGGTGCGCTCTTGGGTGGCGGAGTTGTTGCTGCCGTAAACGCTTTTAACAATAATTCGACGGTTGCGGCTCAATACGGCGAAAGCAGCGGCGCTGCCTTTAATTATGAGCTTGAGGGTTCTTTCGAGCCCCTCGAGTGCGATTTGCCTGTTGAGCTGCAAGAATTTACTTATTATCTTTGCAAGGCATATTGCCTCGACTTTGATTTTGCAATGGCTGTTATGTATACAGAGTCAAATTTTAACCCAGATGCGATAAGCAACACAAATGATAGCGGATTAATGCAGATTAACACCTGCAATTACGCGGAACTCTCCTCCACTCTAGGCATTACCGATTTCGCAGAGCCTTACCAAAATATACGAGCGGGGCTTTATATCCTTCGGCGACTATTTGAAAAGTACAACGAGCCCTCTATGGTGTGCATGGCTTACAATATGGGCGAGTATGGAGCCTCTGTCCTTTGGGACAACGGTGTATACGCTACAGACTATTCTCAAAAGGTACTTACAAAGACGAGCGAATACAAGTCACGAGAGAAATAAAAGAAATAAATAAAAAGCGGCTATCACTCCGCCCGAGTGATAGCCGCTGCAACAGCTTTTATGTTGCTTATTACCTTATATATAAGTATAGCGCAAAGGCAATAGAAAGTCAATAGATACGGGAAAAGCAATGTCTGTTACTTGTAATAGATAATAACTTAACGACCAAAATACAAACAAACTCTTGAGGCGCTGCCCTCTTTTTTATTATCTCCTTGCAGAGCCTCAAGAGATAAAACATGGAGGTTAAATTATGCGTTGCCTATACAGAGAAAAGAAACACTATTGCGGCGAATATTTGGAGGTAGATATATTTCCCGTTTTTGAATATCAGCGCGGACGGAGTAAAAAACGTAAGCCTACATCAGAAACCCAAAAGAAACTCAATCAAAGAAATGCAGAGCAAAAATTGTCACGTCTGCTTAACACAAATTTTACAAAAAAAGACATAAGATTTGATCTTACATATAGCAAGGAAAATTGCCCTTCCTCTCCCGAGGACGCACAAAGAGAAATGCAAAATTTTCTCCGCAGGGTAAAACGGTATCGAAAAAAAAACGGCTTACCAGACTTAAAATATGTTGCCGTGACAGAGATAGGCAAAAAAACAGCCCGCTTACATCATCATATCGTTATGAGCGGCGGCGTTGATATAAATACGCTGGCGGAAATTTGGGGCAGAGGCTACACAACAGCAAAGCCGCTACAATTTGACGAGTGCGGCATAGTCGCCCTTGCAAAGTATCTGATAAAAGAGCCTATACTCGGAAAGCGTTGGTGTGCGAGCCGAAACCTTGAGCAGCCTAAAACCTCAAAGCGCGACGGCAGGCTGCCGCAATACAAGGTGAAAGAATTGCATGATAGCGGGTATGATAACCGCGCAGAGCTTGAGCAACTATACGAGGGCTACGCCCTGGCGGAAATTAAGCCATATTACAACGAAGTTAACGGCGGATATTACTTGACCGTCAAAATGTATAAAAAACCCACTCCAAAACAGAGCAGAAAGCGAGGCTATTGCGCATAGCTTTCTTGGCACTCTTATTTTGGATTGATGTAAACACAGCTATAGCGTTTGCCGTTTTAGCAAAGATTATAAATGTGCTGGCGGCTCGTCGCGGCACTTAATGTAGCAGTAATATTTTAGGAGGTGCGCTTATGAATTATTTTAAGGCTGCGGAGCAATTACTCGGCTCTGTACCAACGCTAAAAAAAGCTTTGACAAATTTACAAAAAAGAGAGCAAAGGCTGATAGACCAGGGCAAGCCGCGCGAGCCTGGAGGTATTGACTATGGCAAGCCTTTTACAGACTCTCACTATGCAAGCGATACACTTAACGAGCTTTTGGAGCTTTCCGAATGTAGCCGCAATGTAGCCGAAACGCAACGCACGCTGGCGGAAATAGAGAGCATTATAGACCAACTCCCCACAGAGTATAAAAAAATACTCGTTTTATGGTACATAGAAAAGCACTCCAAAGAAACTATTATGCAGGACATGTATATAGAATCGCTTACTACGGTTTACAATCTCCGAAATAGAGCCGTAGCGGAGTTTGCTTTGTTGTATTACGGAGCTGCTGCGATACCCTCAATTTGACTATTTGAAAAAACAATGTATAGAAATTTGATTTTAAGCGTGGCAAACTGATAGCATAGAAAAAAGTTAAGCGGGCTGCGCCGAGCGGCTCGCTTTGTCATTATGCGCAGAGAGGGCGGAACGCTGTTATATGCAAGAATTTGCACGCAAGTTTTATTTGAGTAAAACATGGAGAGATACCAGGGAATATATTTATAAGCGCGATATGGGGCTATGCGTACACTGCGGCAATCCAGGGGAAATAGTACACCACAAAATACACCTTACCCCACAGAATATAGATAACCCAAGTATAACACTCTCTGAGGATAATCTCGAGCTCCTATGTCGTGAGTGTCACGCTATCGAGCATGAGGGGCAGCCTGTTACAGCAAGCGAGCTTATGTTTGACGACGCGGGAAACCTTGTAGAAAGAGAGAGGATTGTATGAGCAATATATGCGAGGTAATTATATATACCAGTCAAGCGGCGTTCTCCTTTTATGTCGAGGCTACTACTGCTAATTTTCAAGAGCGGCTTGCTGCTGCTCTTGAAGAGGGTACTGTAATGCTTGACACAGTAGAGGGCTCAAAGTTAATGCTTAACGCTATCAATGTCGTTGCAATAGAGGTGCGTACTGCGACGGAATACACAGCAGAAGCACGGCAGAACATCCCCCCACCTCAAAAGTTTGATACTGTTTTTTATGAACCGAGTTTAAGCCCCTTTTATGACCGCCCCTTGCGTGTATTACCCCCTACCCTAAAACCAAAAGGAAGGAGTTTTTAAGTGGATTCTACATTATATGCGCGACAAAAGAAAGAGCAAAACAGAATAAAAAAAATATACAAAAACCTAGCCAAAGAACAGCTCGAAATCACAAAAAAATTAATTGAGCGCGCCGCTTACATGCTTGTTTCGTTGGAGGATATGGAGGCAAAAATTAACGAGGACGGGCTCGTTGTCGAAATGCAGCAGGGTACTTATAAAATCGAGCGCGCACACCCTCTTTTACAACCATATAACGCAATGGTAAAGAATTATAATGCCACCATTAAGCAACTCTCCGACCTTTCACCAAATACAGAGGCGGACAAGGCGGGACAAGCTCTTATGATGTTTGCCACTAAACCAAACAAGGTAGTAAAAAATAATTGAATTGGGTTAAAGAATACTATAGCCGCATAGAAAGCGGCGAAATAGTAACGAGCCGTCGCGTAAGGACGGTATATTCTCGGCTTGTTGCTGAAATGGAGGCATCGCCTGCCGATTTTCCGTATTATTTTGACGAGGAAACAGGCGAGCGCCCTATACTCTTTATCGAAACTTTTTGCAAGCAATCACAAGGAACTATCGGGGCTCCGCTTGAGCTTGAATTATTCCAAAAAGCATTTATACAGCTGTGTTTTGGTTGGCTTGAAAAAGAAACGGGCTACCGCCGTTTTAGAGAAACTATGTTTTTGTGTGGACGAAAAAACGGCAAGTCAACTTTGCTTTCGGGCATTGCGTTATATATGCTTATTGCCGATTATGAGGGCGCGGCGGAAATATACTCCGTAGCGACAAAAAAAAGACCAGGCAAAAAAGGTACTTACCGAAGCTGTCAATATGGTTAAGCAATCGCCCGAGCTGCGAGCGGTTGTCAAAAAGCGGCGAAATGATATTTATTTCCCTGCTACCTCCTCTGTTTTTGAGGCTCTCGCCTCGGACTCGAATACACTTGACGGGTTAAACTCTCACGGAGTAATTATAGACGAGCTGCACGCTATCCGCGACAGAAACCTTTACGAGGTAATGAAGCAATCGACCTCGAGCCGCAGACAGCCCCTTGTCGTAATGATAACAACAGCGGGTACGCTTAGAGAGTGTATTTTTGACAATATGTACGAGCTCGCTTGCGAACTCGCGGACGGCACAAAAAAAGACGATACGTTTTTGCCGATACTGTACGAGCTCGACAGCCGCGAGGAATGGACCAACCCGCAAATGTGGATTAAAGCAAATCCAGGACTAGGAAAAATCAAGCAATACAAAACCCTTGCCGCTTTTGTGGAAAGAGCCAAAAATAACCCTGCCACTTTTGATATGTCCGAGGTATATAACACCTATGCTATAGGTGGTTGCGACCTCGGACATATCAAAAGTGGCAGGGTTATTTTTGATATG